CAAACTAAATCCACTTTAGACTGAAAAAAATTACTGTCATTTTGCTGCATTTTCTTTCCTTTGTTATAAAACTTCATTTTTTCTGCCAAAACCGGCAGGATTCATGCCTTCCGACACATAAACATATGAAGATTTATGTAATGGTGCGACACATTTAGACAAATGATCAACAATTTTGCGATCATTTTCTGATAATTTATGAAAATCCTTCATAATTCCTGATTTTGTCAAGGCTCCAAGTACTTCAACGTCAAGAGAACGTATATTTTTGTGATCAATACGCTCAATTTCATAAGTTTTTTGTGCAGATAGCTTATGTAAGTTCTTAACTTTGACAGGAGCATGAGATTTTAGCCAATTTTCATATTGTTCACGCTTGGCCTTAGAGACTTGCTTGCGTTTCTTACTTTTTGGCACACCGGCATAGATAATCATAGTATATTTCACTCAAAAAATAACAATTATAACATAATTACGTATATATGTCAATCTTCTTCATAGGATGCGTCTGATACAATCTCTTTATAGTCACGATTCTTCAATTGCCTCAATTCTCTAATTTGACCCTTATCAAATTTACTCTTTTGTTTCTGTAAAAACTCTTTAGAAGAGTAATTATCATTATAATCCATATCAGCGTTGTAAAATTTATTTTTGTGAAATCTTCCGGCAGTTTTTGACACTTAGTTCTCCTACGGTAAAAGTTGAGGAAATGCTTCTTTAACGAATTTATAATTTAATCCTTTAACCCCTAGATTCTTCTGAAAAATACCAATAACAACTTCGGCTTCTCTAGGTTCAATAGACTCTAACAGTTGTAATAGTAACTCTTTCCTTTTTCTAGGAGAAAGTTTGTCAGCAGTAGGATGTCCCTTTTGAAACATATACAATCTACGAAGTTCTGTAGAAATTTGATGAAAGGTTAATCCAGGAAGAGTATCTGTTGGTATTTTATATTCTTCTGGCATAGAATCAATATGCCATTGATAACTGGGGTGATATGCCATTTTAAGAACGTCAACTAAAGTTTGTGACAGATTCTTTTGGATAATATCCATTCTTTCTTTCTTTGATGTTGCTAACTCAAACTCATCAAATATTTCAAACATGGGTTTCATTAAAATTCCTCAATTACATCAATTAAATTCTTAAGTTTATGTTGAATAAAGTAGTTCAGTAATTTACCACGGGCCGGCTTAGTTTCTTCATAGGTATTTATGATTTTCTCTTTTATTTGAAATGGAATATGTGTCAGGTCAATCAAGGTTGCATTTCGGAGAAAGTTTGATCTATCAGTATCACCATAGTGTGATGCATCTTCTTTGAGATACTTATCTATTACACTCTTAGTAATAGGTTTCTGTCTTAAACCTTGTACAAAACAATCGGATGGAGAGAACATATTAGGAATACCATCACCCTTATCACCACGAATGATTTTCTCTTTTAACTCTAAATGTGGATTTTCAGAGATGATATATTTTTTCTGTGCTGGATTATATTGTTTTACGTTAGATCCATATTTCTGTAATTGGAGAAAATCTCCATCACTGGATAGAATAAGAATCTTTTGATGCGGCGCAAAACGAGGTGTCAAGGTACCAATGATATCATCAGCCTCGGCACCATCAACATCAATGACCTTATAAGGAAAGTTTTCTTTTAACTCTTGTTTGAATTTAGATAACATCTCAAATATGATATGCCAGTCTAATGGAGATTTTTCTCTATTCTTCTTACGACTAGCCTTATAGAACGGAAAAAATTCTTTACGCCAATACTTCCTATTATCACAACAGAGTATCACTTCACCATATTCGGATCTAAAGTTTCGTACATGCATCCTAATAATGTTTAACACCATATGTCGGATCAAATCTTCTTCTAACTTCACATTCTTCTGTGATGAAATTTGGGCCATCAATCCTGACAGTAATACTTGGTTCAAGTCTACGAGTAACATAATATCTCTCAATTAATTAGTTCTAACATTATATACTATTATTCAGTGTTTGTCAATCTTCTTCGTCATCCATTTTGGACAAACTAGAAATTATACCATCAAAGATTTTATCTGATGTGGTAGTTCTTCGACCAATAACACCATAAAAACCATCCCTCATCATTCTTACAACATAGTCTAGAGGATCAATAAGAATAGCATAAAATTTATCCGTAACTATACCATCATCAGTTAATAAGACGATACCATATTCTTTACCCATAGAACTGCCACCAATAGGTTCTCCAGGTTCATTAAATGTAAAAGTATCTATTTCTGTCCAATCTTCTTCCTCAGCTGGCAGAAATGTAATTCCATCTACAGGTTTTTCTTTAATATTTTTTCGCAATTCTTCTATGTTTTCAATGTAGCTCATTATTAAGTGCCTTTATATGTGTTCTATGTACCTTCACCATAATCCATGTATTATAGTATTCGGCCGATTCTAATACACTTCTTGTGAATTGTTCTTTGGCCTCTAGATAATTACATTCACCTTTGGTCTTACAGAGGTATAATATCTCACGAGAAAAATTCTCACGACCATATGATAACACATCTTGTGTTAGCGTGTCACTACTTCCATAGTAAGTTTGCCAGTCACTCGGCACTTTATATCTTTTCTTTTTACCTTTAACCTTTTTGGTTCTAGAAAAATAAAAAAGTTTTTTACCAATATATTTTTTATTGTTGGTTAAATTGGTGATCTTATAGACGAAACCATAATGTTCACCAATCAAATCTTCTGTAAAGTCTTTGTCGTTATATGTCCAGTTTAGTCCCATTTCTCATCATCTTCGGAGTTATCTTCATCTTCTATATATTCTTCAGATAACTCTTCGATAATTTCACCACAGAACGGACAGTGTTCAGGTAATTCTTCAGACACCATTTCTTCCATAAACTCTACAGTATATGATGATTCACACGATAAACATTCTCCAGAAAATATTTTATTTGTCATTTAATTTTCCATTTAATTAAGCCCATACATCAGACCAATCACCCGATAGGGCTCCTTTAGCATAATCAGTAGCCCGATTCTCAAAGAAGTTTGTGTGCGTTGGTGCATTAATCATTTCTTCAACCCATGGTAAAGGATTACGTTTAACTTTAAATGCACCTTTTAAACCTAGAGAAATCAACCTACGATCAGCTATATATCTAATATAGGTTTTAACATCTTCTTTTGTTAATTTTTCCATTGGTCCTAATTTAAATGCCAGATCAATGAACTTATCTTCCAACTCTACCATCTTTTCAGCAATAACATAAATTCTAGATTTGAGATCATCAGTCCAAATTTCACGGTTCTCTTCAATATAAGTCCTAAACAATTTAATCATAGACTCACAGTGTTGTGTTTCATCTACAATAGACCAAGTAATGATCTGACCCATACCTTTCATCTTACCGTGACGAGGAAAATTTAATAACATAATAAATGAAGAGAACAATTGCATACCTTCAGTGAAGGCCGAGAATACAGCAATATGTGTAGCAGTATTTTCTTTTGTTGAATTGTGTTGAGAGATATCTAAAACATACTCATGTTTCTCTTTCATCTCAGCATACTCCATAAATTCACTATAGGTCGTTTCAGGAAGACCTAGGGTTTCAATCAAGTGTGAGTATGCGGCAATGTGTAGTGCTTCACGGGCGGCGAAGCCCATGAGCATCATACGTACTTCTGGTTGAGGGAAGTAAGGTAGATAATTCTTTACATATCCACCAGCTACATCAATGTCTCCTTGTGTAAAGAAACGAAAGATATGTGTAAGAAACTGTTTTTCTTCTGGAGTTAATTTCTTCTTCCAGTCTTTAACATCTTCCAGCATTGGAACTTCAGTGTGTAACCAATGCGACTGCTCATGTTTTAACCAAGCATCATATGCCCAAGGATAAGAGAATGGTTTAAAGTAGTCACGTTCTTGCATTAATGTCAAATTATTATTTTTCTTCATTTTTTCTCTCTTTATCCTTCACAAGCGATACAATCGTTACCTTGTGCTATTTGTTCCATATCTAGTTCTTTAATAACTTGTCTTTCGATTTTCTTAGACACCTTATCGGCTTTACCAATCTTCTCTGAACGGCAATAGTATAATGTCTTAACACCTTTCTTCCATGCCATGAAGTGCATTGCATGTACATATTTAATATGAGAATCAGGCCTAAAAAATAAATTTAATGACTGAGACTGATCAATGTATTGCTGACGATCTGCGGCATGTTCTACTACCCATCTTTGATCAATCTCCATCGATGTTTTAAATACAGCCTTATCATTCTCAGACATCCAATCTAAATGTTGAACCGAACCATCATTGGCGATAATAGATGACCAAACATCATTATACCAATCAGAAGATTTTTCATTTGAAATTTTAATTATCAATTCATTTAACC